ATCCTTGTACCTAACCCAGCAACAAGAGCCGCTGTAGGGAGCCAGTAATGGATAGACAAAGACTTTTTGCACAACTCCGGTTACATGAGGGTGTGGAGCACAAGCCATACCAGTGTACAGCTGGATACTTGACCATAGGCGTGGGTCGTAACATCGAGGAACGAGGACTGTCCGACGATGAGATCGATTATATCCTCAACAACGATGTCAACATTGCCACCGACGAACTGGTCAGAACCTTTGATTGGTATGCTGACCTTGATGAAGTGCGTCAGCGTGTCGTGGTAGATATGGTATTTAACCTTGGAATGCCCCGCTTCCAACAGTTTAAGAAGATGATCCAAGCCTTGGATGAAGGGGACTACAAAGAGGCATCAATCCAGATGATGGATTCCAGGTGGGCATCTCAGGTAGGACAGCGTTCAGAGCGTTTACGGGACATGATGGAGACTGGTGAGGACTCGACTGAGTTCTAGGTCGAGGGCTCCCACCTAAACTTGTCCTGATAGTACACGTCTTGGGGTTCACGGCTTCTGTTTGGAACGTCCCACGTTTGTGCTTTATTCTCTCCAGTTATCTTCCAACCAGCACCACGAAGACTTGACCCGCTCTCACACTGTAGCGTGTATGTAATCATTCTTGTGCCACCCATCTGTTGCCAGATCCTCCAGCATCTTGCATAAAGAAAGGAGCAAGCATTTTTTGGAGCGTCAGGACAGGCACACAGTCGCCTGATTTCTGCCGTATACCTATCGTCCGCTCTTCTCGCTACCGGTCTGGCTACAATAGCTACAGCCACAAGCTGACCGTCGTAGATAGCACCGATTGCAAAGCGACCGCCTTGTGTTTTCTTACTGTGCCGATGATGTTCTGCAACGAAGTTATTGGCTTCAGTGATTGTGATCGGACAAGCTTCAAGGTTCATCCAACTTCCCCCCAGTTGTCACCTAACTCCTGATCTACTTTGCTTGGCACACGAAGATCGACACACGTTTCCATGATCTCTTTGATCCGCGATGCTTGCTCCTCGGAACTAATACTGAAGCACAGTTCGTCGTGTACGGTCAGTAGAGGCATCAAACCCTCTTTATAACACTCAGCCATTGCCTTCTTCGTTTGATCCGCTGCAGAGCCTTGTATGAGCTTATTGAGGGCTTTATAAGTAAACGCTCTGCGTATACCTGGGCCGTACTCTTTAATAGCATCTTCGTGCTTCATTGGCTTGTTATACCCAAAAGAGTTTGGTTCCCACAGATCAAACCGACATTTACGACCTAACAAAGTTCTTATCTGACCGTGTTGAGCCGCCTGTTTAGTTGCCATATCTGCGATTCTTTTAACAAAAGGCACCTTACTATGGTAATTGTCCAAAAGATCTTTTGCCTGTTCTTGTGAAATATCCAAAGTATTAGCAAGCTTACCTCGACCCATGCCATACATAATGCCAAGATTTACGGTCTTAGCTTCTTTACGACCAATTCCTGCCATATCTGCCACAATCTGATGAAAGTCCACATCCTCTCTGTTGTATGCGGCCACAATCTCCTCAACCCTTGGGTCTTCATATTTACGTGCAAGTAAAGCAGAATAATGAACTAACAGCCGTGGTTCCTGACTTGAGTAATCGAAAGAACCCCAAAGTTCTCCATCTTCGGGTAAAAACAATCCACGGATTGCTTTCTTCAAGTCAGGGTCACGCGCTGGGATTTGTTGCAGGTTTGGATTGCTCGAGCTAAAACGTCCAGTAACAGTTCCCGCATCGTCTGAACGTAACTGATTAAACTCACAATGTATTCGACCGTTATGCTGGTGTTTAAAAATCGAATCAATAAACGTGCTGTTTGCTTTGTTTAATTCACGCAACTTGAGGATTTTAGTTGCGACTTCGTGAGAACAAGTCTGCAAGAACGACTTGGTAATGGAAGGCTGTTGCGACTTCTCTGTTTTTGTATAACGTATTTTGTAGTGGTCAAGAACGGAGGCAACGCTTGTCGCCACCCAAGGCTCGACCAACACGCCCGTGTCTTTGTATATTTCATCTAATAAACCCTGCTCTTTTACAGCTAATTGTTTTTTAGTTTCTTCGGCTTTGTCAACATCAACACGCACACCTTTTTCACGCATGTTTAACAGTAAAGGAATTAATGAACTCTCTAGTTCAAAAACATCCATCAAAGAATTTTTTTCTATTTCTGTTTCAAACAGTTTCCAAAGTTTCAATGTTAGCGCGGCATCTTGCTCTGCGTAACGACCAACGTACCTGGCAGGTAACTTCCAAAGTTCTGCTTTTGGGTCAATGCCCCAATCCTTTGCTGCTGCTCGTAATTCTTTTTCATTCTTTCTATCATTAAGATAGTCACGTCCTAAGTTGTTAAGTGAATAAGAGAATCGGTTTTCATCCAACAGTGGAGCCGCAATCATAGTGTCTATGATCTTGCCCTGCACCTCTACACCCGCCCATTTCAACCAACCTAAATCATAAAGGGCATTGTGAAACACTTTAGCTACATTGGGTGTAGCCATCTGTTTCTTGAGCCATTTCATTACTGCGTTCTGAGTCAGATTGCCACCAGCTTGATGCTTAATCGGATAGTAGGCATAAAAATCACCAAAAGCGATTGCGACACCAACAATAAACCCATCATTTCTGACCCATCCAGGACCCTTTGTTAAAAGGTTTGGATCACAGGTTTCTAGATCAACAGCAACATATTTTGCTTGAGAGACATCAGGAAATATTTCTGGTGCAACCCAATCCTGTTCTACTGTGTCTAACTCCATGTAATGAAGAAAACTTAGCTGGCTACTGTCTTTTTTCATTAGAGGGGATATCCGTAATTTGTGTTGGGCTCTAATATGTGCAAATTTTGTTTAGCCCGCGTTACGGCTGTGTAAAACACCCGATGTTCATCATCTGGATTTGTTTCTAACGATTTGTGAGGTAGATATCCCATGTCCTGTAACAGCAAAACATTATGATCCTCTCCACCTTTCATACGATGAATAGTAGATAATTTGATTTTAGGTTGTATCGGTATGCCGTCATGGTATCTACGACACAACGACCGCCAATATATCCGATCTTCTTCATTAAGATTGATTGCATCCTCCGATGAACTGTTTTTGGCACAAAGTAAACCATGATTAAAAACAAGATCGTCATAAGACAATAATGTTGATGGGTCAATTGTCTCTAAGGTTTTAGCCATACCAAACTTAATTTTTGCATCATCGCCACGTTTAGGCATCAAAGAATACAAGTGTATCGCTTCGTCTGTTGGAATTGATCGTCCCTGAGATAGTGCCGCCCAAGCTTGCATACCTCTTAAATTATCCTGGTTAAACGATAGCCGTCCATTGCGTAAGAACATCTGACCGTTACGTTTTAACTCTTCTCCTATTCCAGTTAATCCTTTAGTGGTTCTTGCCATTACAGTCCATGACCCCTCCTCTAAATTGAGTTCATCAAAAGACATATGAAAGTTAATTGACCCCTCTTCATCACGAGGACTCCAATCCTTGCTTTGTCGTTGTGAAATTCTGGAGGCTATATCTATGGATAAGTTGTGGATAGATTTTGGCACACGGTAAGATTGATTTAATACTTGAATATCGGAACAGATGTTCAACATATACCGTACATTAACACCAGTATATCGAAATATTGCTTGATCATCGTCACCAGCATAATAGATACGATCAGCGTTTTTACTTAATACTTTGACTTGTTGCCACTGTAGGGGAGTCAAGTCCTGTGCCTCATCTACAATAAGTAAGTCTAAGTTAGGACCTGTTCCTTGCAGCACCATCTTTTCAATCATATCTGTAAAATCAAACTTACCAAACTCTTCTTTATAATTTTTGTATACCTGATCCAACTTTTGCAAAAGCTCCCAGTGCATTTGATAATCAGCATTTTCATTAAACTCGTGCTCAAGAGTAACCCTTCGCATTTTGGCTCTTTGAATTAATGTTAAATACTTATTGCCTTCTTTTGCAGACATGATTATCTGCCCGTCCTCATCGTAGATTTCACGATTATCAAAAACCATACCCATCGTCTGACCGATCTGACGAAGGTCATAAATGTTGATAATGTCGCTCTGTCGCATACCCGTCCACAAAAAACCCATACTATGCAATGTGCGAAAGTAAGGTGTGTCATTACTGGTCAGTCCAAGCTCTGCACCTGCCCGCTCTCGAGCTTCTGTAATTGATTTACGAGTAAAGGACACAAAGCCAATACGATCTGGGGGTGTGCCGTTGCGTAAAGCCTCGCGAACAATGTTAATTAACGTATATGTTTTGCCACATCCTGGTGGACCAAAGATTAAGGTTTCTCTATTATTTTGAGTCTTGCTCATTTTTTTCCCTCTCTTTTGTTTCTAACCATTCAATTAGGTCTTTTGTCCTCCATCGTGTTGCTGTCTCTCCGATCACATATGGTTTTGGTAAATTACCTGCCTCTACCCATCGATACACTGTGGATGGTGAAACTCCCAACCATTCAGCAACCTCTTGTGCTTTCAAAAGTTTGTCTTTAGAAGGGTGCTTCATACGTTTTATCCTCAACCGGTAACTCAATTTCTTCCTGCTTCACTTCAGGTATCCACCACACACGGATGTTTTTCCATGTGCCGTCATCCTTTTTGAACTTAAAAAAGCCATTACACTTCTGCTCATTATTCATTTCTTCCAGACGTTGTTGCATTTGCGGACGCGTAAAGGATGTAAAATTATGGTTTTTAAGAAAGTCCTGAAGACCTTTAATCTGGAAGTACGTTTTACCGTCCTCTGTCCAGGGTTTACCCATTGTCATCTCTTCTGGAGAGCGTGCGCTAATACGGGAGGTACAAAAGTTTCTAACTAATTCTTTAAACTGACCACTCAACGTCAGTTCCTCTGGAACCTCAATTATTGCTGCGTCTTGTAACAAACCATTTACCAATACCTGCCAATCAGCAGATTTCATCAAAGGAGGCATATACTTTGTTTGTTCCATGCAAGCCTCTTGAAACCGCAACGGAATCTGAAGTTGTTTAGTGCTGAGTTCTATTCGGTGTCCATCGATGTCTAAGAAATACAACCGGGGTTCGGATAATAAAATTGTTAATCCACCAATATGTGGCATCTCTGCTTCTGAATTTGAGCCGACTCCATGTTTTCTACGACGACATATCGTCTTGTTACAGTAACTGCACATTGGTTCTTCAGCACATTGATAGTGATAATCTTTTTTAGCAATTTGTTTTTGTAGCGTAACAATTTCAGACGCTGGCAGTTTTGGTTTGCAATATCTTGCGTTGCCGTCCTCAAACCGATCCATCCAATCGTCTGGATGTTTTAGTTTTAGATACAGTCCATAATTAAACATGACTTTATTACGGACACCTTCCATCGCACCTGTAGACATGATGACCTGTACACATGGAGGACCATCTTCCATAAACTTTCGTGCTGTTCCAAAATCGATCTTTTCAAGATCAGGCATAGAAACTCGATGTTTCTCTACCCAAGCTAAAAAGTCTTTTAGCTCCATGTCGTTGCCGTCTTTATCCACGGCATACCGAGTGCTTTGTTTAGCATCAAAGTAAGGGAGATTTATAAAGTTGCCCACGTCACCACGTTCAGACAGTATTTGATCCTGTTTAGGAAAAATCTCACAACCAGAGTGACCTAGAGCAGAAGACACCTCAGACAGGTAATCACGAATATCTGCTGCGGGATACCAATCATTAAGAAACAAATATAAGTGAGCACCGCCAGACTTTGAACGACAAACGCACATGGGAACTTTAAGAGACTTAAGTTTGTTGACCAACTCTTTGTGATCGATCGGATAGGTGTCTATATCAATCGCGGCAAACTTTACACAGTTATCACTATTAATTGGTATCGCACCCAATCCAGAAACACCACTAAGATGATCCTTAACATGTTGTTCAGTCAATGGCTCTCGAACACTGAAACTTTTTGCCTCAGTCTTTCCGTTACGCCTTTGATTGCCAATGTGGGTTTGTCCATGTGCTACATCTGAGCCAACAAATGCAGCCATGAATCTTTTTGCTTCTGACATGAATGCGTTCCATAAAAAAGGGGGCAGATTAAACGCCCCCTTGATTCAATCAAAACGGTGCTTCTGCATCCTCTTCTTGCCGCACCACGTCTTCCGCGACAGCTTTAGCTTCGCCCGACATGATTGATTTACGGAAGGCAACGGCAGAATCGAACAAGGTCTTGTCCTCTACATAGCCGTCATGTTGTACTGACCAGTTCATCCAAGTGCCTTGATCATTAGAATCTTCAACAGTGGTCAGCTTCCAACGTGTCATGTAAATAGGAGGAGATTTTAACTCACCATTTACCTTGACCGTCAACATCTTGCTTTGCGTTTTCCAACGCCTCGAAACCTTGAGAGAGGACGACTTCATGTCTACGATTCCAAATCCAGGAATACCATCCTCGTCGATCACCAAACAATAGTGTTGGTCAGACTTAACCAGTTCATTGCCGTCTGGCAGGATTTCTTTAGCACCACTGCGTTGTGCTTTAGTTATGTCAGGATCGTCTTTGGCTAACTCTCCCAAAAAACCACCACCTTGTTCACGAGGAACAAACTTCAGGTATTTAGTTTCTTGATAGCAGGGTATTACTGTGATGCCTGCCTCTCCTTCCCAGTGTTGCCCAGTTACTGTGTTAAATATATCCCCGACTTCTGTGTCAGGTATGTAAGCTGTGTCACGTTTATTAATTTGTGGTGACATCGATTGAATCACCCGAATGAAAGGGATCTGTAACTCTGAAGTATCGTAGTCAAGCCCTTGTCCTTCGTGTTCAGTAAGGGCAGATAACATATCTTCAGGTAAAGCGACAGTCGTATTTTTTGCTTCAGCAGCAACTTCTTTTTTTGTAGCCATGATTATTTCCTTTTAATTTCTGCGGTTTTAGCCACAAACGCCCCGAATAAATCGAGATCGATTGGCTTTCCGTCGGTGACACGCTCTTTAACCCAAGCTTTGAGTGTCCCTGCGTGTATATGCTTTTTGTTTTCTGGATGATGCCCCTGCTCTTCGAGACTCAACATAAGCTCATTTGCTTTGTTGTCGTCCCCCGCTCGAAACGATAAGATCACATCGTTCTTGATGATGTGCTGACAATTGTGATCAGTTAACCACTGAAAAGCTTCTTCGCGTCTTGCAACTGGGATTGAGGCTGAAACAAAAGGTTTTATAGTGACAGATACTTCACCGACATCAAGTCTGGTGACATCCATCTCTTCCATCACAGCAGGTATCGCTTCCATACATAACCGATTCCTTTCTTGTTTTAATTTCTTCAGATGAAGTTCGACTTCATCCATGTCTTTTGTGACACTTTCAAGTTGTCTCACAAGATTAGAAAGGGTTTTAGTAGAGTCCGTATCTACGCCTGATAATTGTTCAGCCGCATCGAACATTTCCTCGAATATCTCATTCATAAAGTACATCCTCTTCAGGTTTAATGAGTTACGTCTATGACAAAGTATGTTACTGTATCGGAGACAATGCAACACTAGTGGAGGATTTCTTGACTGTCAACTATAAATTTAAAACGGAGCCATACTACCATCAGCATCGAGCAATTGAGAAAGCTGGTGACCGAGAGAGTTTCGCATTTTTTATGGAAATGGGTACAGGTAAATCAAAAACTTTGATTGATAACATTGGACAACTTTGGCAGGACTCAAAAGTCAAGTTTGCGCTCATTATCGCTCCAAAAGGTGTGTATCAAAACTGGGTCAACAAAGAAATACCACAGCATTTGCCAGATGAAATACCTCGTCGGGTAATCCGTTGGGTTAGCGGCCCAAACAAAAAACAACAAGAAGAGATGCGTTCTGTTACAAATGAGTTTACAGGAATAACTTTCTTTGTAATGAACGTTGAATCGTTTTCTACGACTAAAGGACAAAAGGCAGGACAGTGGTTGGCCGCAAAGTTTGGTTTTGGGGGAATGATTGCGATTGATGAGAGCACCACGATTAAAAATCCCCAGGCTAAACGAACTAAAGCTTTAATCAAAATAGCGCACAAGTTTAGCTATCGCAGGATTTTAACAGGATCACCTGTAACCAAATCACCAATGGACTTGTTTTCACAGTGCGAGTTTCTTGGACCTGAGATGTTAGGCTTTGATAGTTATTACGCGTACCAAGGTCGGTACGCAGTGTTGAATAAACGTGTCATGGGGGCACATAGTTTTCAACAGATAGTCGGGTTTCGTAATTTAGAGGAACTAACAATGAAAGTAGATGCGTTTAGTTTTCGCGTATTAAAAAGAAACTGCCTTGATTTACCAGATAAAATCTATACGGTGCGGTATGTCTCAATGACAGAGAGCCAAATAAAAATGTACAACGAACTGCGACACGAGGCTCTCACTCTTTTGGATAGTGGTGAACTGGTTACTGCTCAGAATGTGATGACACAAATGTTGCGGTTACAACAAGTGCTTTCGGGACACCTGATGACTGATGATGGTGAGCTTGTAGAACTGGAAACAAAACGTCTTGATGCAGTTAAAGATATTTTAGAAGAGAGTTCGGGCAAAGTCATTATTTGGTCTAGGTTCAGGAACGATATTCAAAGAATATTGAAACTTTTACAGGAAAAATTTCCTGGTCAGGCAGCCGCCTACTATGGTAGCACCACAGATACCGAACGACAAAACATCGTTGATCGATTTCAAGACCCAGACTCTAACCTTCGGTTCTTCATCGGTAACCCACAGACAGCGGGATACGGTCTAACACTGACTGAAGCGAACACTGTGATCTACTATGCAAACGACTTTAATCTTGAAACACGGATTCAATCGGAGGATCGATGCCATCGTATCGGACAAAAGAATCCTGTAACTTACATCGATCTAATTACTGAAAATACGATTGATGAACGAATTGTTAAGGCTCTTTTAGATAAAATAAAACTTGGAGCTAAAGTGCTTGGCGAGGAGGCTCGAGAATGGTTGATGATCAAACCGACAAAGTAATGGAAATTGCTTGGGAATATAGCAAGGGACTGCGAAACCTGGAACAGGCAATTGATAAAATGGTGTGCGTCACACAGCTTGACCCAGATGTTGCAGAAATGTTTCTTCGCGGTATATCAAGAGACAATGTATTACGCGTTGATTTTAGTAAGACGACTCGCAATGGCAGGGAAGCACGACGAACAGTCGGCCCAGGGCCGAAAATAAAAAAGGGCGACACATAGCCGCCCTTCAAAAAGTGGCGCGTTAAGCACTTAACTTATTAGAGTATTCTTGGTAATCGTTTTCAACTGCTATAGCAATTTGTTGTGCAATTGATCGTCTTTCTTGTTTAGCCATTTCTTTAACTTGGTTATAAGAGTTTTCTGGCAGTGCCACTGTTTTGAACTTTGCTTTTTCCGCTTCTGTTTTCTTAGGTTTCATCTTTTTTCCTCATTTGATATTTTAAAATGTAATTGTACCTGTTTTTACCTGACGATACACGCAATCACCTAAAGCCATTTTCTGTTGCTTACGCGGCAATGCGTACATCGACTCCTGAAACTTTGCTTTTTTGCACTCAACAAGTGTTTCAAACTTATCTGGATACACCACTGGGTCGCAATGATGACCCCTAGGCGTGTTATCCAACACACAAATCAAAGCTACTAAGACGAACATTCTTCATCCCCCATATCTGGCACTTCATTTAGTTGCTCATCCCAAATATAGACGTACCTTTCGCCATGTTTTTTCATAAACTGCTCACGAGTAAGATAAACGCAGTCTTCCTGCATCTCGATTACCCAATCACCAACCTTGCTCATTGTTATCCCCCCAATCTGTTATTCTAAACCGCAATGCCAACAACGCTCGCTCATTGTTGTTCTCTTCAAAACACTTTACCGCTCGTTGTGCCGCAGCTATGACCATTGCAACCTGCCATAGTCTTAAACCATCTTGATCAGCGTAATACGCTACACTTTTTTTTGTTTCAGCCATGATTGTGCGTTTATCTTTCTTTTCTATGTTAGCGTCTGCCACCATCGCCTTAATGTGCTTGAACAAATCTTTAATTGTTTTCATTGTTCCCTCCTCACCTTCCACACACGATAATTACCGTCCGGCAAACTTCTTCTAGATGCACGCCATTGTTCTTCTCTTATAGACGAACCGTTGAACATGCGACTCACAGCTGAACACAAACAGTTCGCTTGGTTTTTAGATAGTACAATGCTGTCTCCCTCTGCCATTTCTGAAAAGAGGTTAATAAGTTGACTACGTTCAGATGCAGGTCCCAAAAATCCCCCTCTCTCGGGCAACGGAATACTTTTTTCAATTTTTATCCTGCTCATTGTTCCCTCCTCACCTTCCACACACGATAATTACCGTCCGGTAATATTCTCCGTACTACTTTCCAATCTTTAAAATTCTTACGAATATAAGAGGATAAAGAATTCGTGTTTTTTGGAGGCAGAACAATACTGTCCCCTTCTTCCATTTCAAATATAAAAGTTGTAGAAACCGGACCGCACTGTTTGGTTTTGCTTGAACCATACGGAATACCTTTTTCAATTTTTATCTTGCTCATTGTTCCCTCCTATCGCGTCGTGAACTCCCTCTAAATATGCGTTGCCTAACATCACTGATATCTGCCACTTATGCTGATATTCCAGCTTCTCAATGATCGCATCAGGATTATCCAAGAGTTCTTTACGCGCTCTTGGATGGGAGTCCACAAACTTAGATGTTTGGTTTAGCTGATCACGGATCTTATAGATTGTAGGCATCACTTCAACTCCCTCTCCTGGAATTCCTCTTTCATCCGGTCGAGCGCACTGCCAAGCTGAATCATGTCGTCCATAGTGATGCAGTTGTAGTTGTTTACTACACTTTCTTGAATCTGAAAGACCATTACTTCCATTGCACGAATCGCTTGATCAAGAGCCTCGACACAATCCTTTGGCAGCCGAGTATCACGGATTGACTTCACCCGCTTGTTATGCTTGACCGCTCTTTCGTTATATGCTTTTTTCCATTCTTCACTCATTGTTACTCTCCTCAATGTCAGCGATACGCTGACCTAACCAACGCATGACCGGAACAGCCATGCTATTTCCCATCGCCTTATAGCGACGGCTATCCGGTGCGGTCTTACCGCGCCACGGAATATTTGTGTAGTCGTCTGGAAAACCTTGTAACCGTTCGACTTCAATCGGTGTTAATCGACGCACCATCATGTCAGTCGCCACGGTGTGCGTTGACCCCGATGCATCCAAAGTATGAGTTCTGTTTTCTTGAATACCCCAGCCATTAGATTTGGTATGACTTGTTTTCACGCCATATGCAACAGCAGGAGGATTACTGCACCCACTGCCACCAACCTTGATTGGTGGTGATTTGTTCTCGAGCACGTCAGGCTCAGACATGTTTGAACTGAACGAGACCAATGGCACATTGTTGCCACCTGTTCCCCATCTTGATGTGACGGTCTGACACGTCTGTCCTAGCTCTTTGACTCTGGAATCATTGTGGTGGCACTCGTAAACGACCAAGTCTGTCGCGTCCTTGTAGTCCCGCGCCTTGCAAGTCGATCCTACGCCCTTGGTTCCGTATTGACCCATTCGTTGGAAATCAAAGACCTCAGTGCTGTTTCCAACGTTTCTGGCAGAGTCTTGCCACGTCTCTTGGCTCTCCGCAGAATTCCTTCTGCGGCTCTCTGGCTCAAACAATATTTGTCGGATATGCTCCGGCTGTCCTGAAGCACATCCAACAAGAAAGACTCTTCTTCGTCTTTGGGGGACTCCAAAGTATTGTGCGTCAAGCACACGCCATCCGATGCTATACCCGAATTGAGCCATCGCCCCGACGATGGAACCAAAGTCCCGTCCTCCATTGGATGACAGACAACCGGCAACGTTTTCCCAGATGAAGTATTTGGGTCGCAACTGATCAACCATTCTGCAAAACGTGAGCGCAAGATTGCCTCTGTCGTCGCTGAGTCCTCTTCTGAGTCCTGCGACGGAGAAAGACTGACAAGGTGTTCCTCCGCAAATAACATCAACTGCTCCTCTTTCATAACCCCACTCCTTAAAGTTTGTCATGTCCCCATGATTCGGGACGCTTGGATAATGTGTGCTGAGAACCTCCGACGGGAAGTCCTCAATCTCAGAAAAGAAAAGTGGTTGCCACCCCAGTGGCTCCCACGCCACGGAACAGGCTTCAACGCCCGAACAAACTGTTGCGTATTTCATTTTAAATTCCTGCATAGCCAGACAGCTATGGTCATCTGTGCGATGACCAGTGACCATCCGACCACAGACATGATCAGGTAGTAAGTTGTAGTCTCGAAAAAAGTGTTAGCTAACATAATCCACCTCTAGAAGGTCGGCTGTTGGGCCTTCCTTCTCAAATTCTTGCCAAAGGCTGCCATCTTCTTTTAACAACATATCATCTAGATCCTCGGCACCTGGTGCTTGGGCTACGACCTCCAATGAAGTTATATGCCAATAATCAGGCATATCTGGATAGTTCTTCTCGAAATGCCAAACGGCTTGTATGTCATACTGCCTGTCTTCTGAATCCCACCAAAAATGGGTACAGGTATAATCACCTTCTTTCATTTTTATACCTCTGATGATGACCTCGTTAACACACTCAGTAAAATCGCGTGGATATGCTTGAACGTCTGGATGCTCTAACCATTCACGCACCATCTCGCCCAGTTGCTCGTTTGACTTTTCCTTCAACTTTTCAATGATGGATAAAGCCTCGTCGTCCCGCATGTCATTAGTCAATGTGCGCTCTCTGACATGAGAGGTGATGCTTTCATGTAATCTTGGGCTAAACCAATATTCTCTAGCGTAAATCATAGTTCGTCCTCCTGTTCCTTAATCACAACTTTCATGGAACACCAATCAAAGTGCGGTTGGTGTTCGTTGATGAAGTCGGTGCATTGTCCGACAATCTGATCAATCATCTGAGAATCATTAGAAGCACAGGACAGAAAACCCTGCCCCGCTCGCTTCGTATTAAATTCATCGATGCAATGATTTAAACTTGCGTTACAAGTCCCTACTTGCTGAACTTCGATTGTGACTGTCATATCTCGTCCTCCTGTTCTTCTTCCGTGCCGTCAGGCTCAAACTTCTTGACAAGATGTTGCCAAAGCAGTGAGTCGTGCTTGACTTCATCATAAGTCTGGCGGGGCACTTCAATGATCTCAGTGATGTTGAACACGGCTCCGGTCTCTTCATCCGCTTCGTAATAAATCTCATACGACTTTTCCAACTTATGCTGATAATCAACGTGGTCGATTATCTCCGTTCGGATTGCTTTCATTCTCTTAATCATTGTTAACCTCTACTTCAACTTCCATACGGATAGTATGCCAATCGTAGTTATGAATATCCTCGTCAAAAAGACCCTCTTCTTTGAGGTACTTCAAATGATCTTCGGCCTCTTTCTCTGACGTGTGCATGTCCACGTCTTGACCATCAGAACTGGTGTGGACAGAAACAACACCTTTCATGGTTCTGATTTCTACGATTTTGAAGTCTTGGATTCTGGATGAATCGGCTATGATGAATCCGTCGATGAACGCTTTGGCTTCGCCTAATGTATCGACAGGCCAATCCAAAGTGCTGTTGCTGTTGCGCCATGTTCCTTTAACCTTGTACTTCGTACCTATGCATTCGTTAATCATGTTTGTTCTCCTAATTAAAATTACCCTGTGTTGAGTAGTATGATGTTTATTCAAATAATGTGCAAATGTTTTTTTATACTTGGCACAAATTTCTATATAGACCTCTGAAATTCAAAAAATAAAAAACTTTTTTTTCTAGGATTATTTGGCGTGACAAGTGTGACAAGTGTGACAAATCTTCTGAAATGTCCACAGGAAGCAGTTTTCGCTTGGCACACTTTTTTAATATTTGGCACGTTTGTCACGGTACAGCCTTATATAGGAAATCTTTTTGCAAGATAAATTTGTTTAAAGCATGGTTTTTTTGGCAAAATTTGTCACGTTGTCACACTTTAGGAATAGAACATGAGCGAGAAAGTTGCCATGCGAGTTGATCAAAACAATGATCGTAAATTAACTAACAGACAAAAGGAGTTTGCAAAACATTTTGTAGAGGGGATTTACTCTAATTCTGAATGTGCCAGAAAAGCAGGATTCTCTCCAGCTGTAGCGCATGTTCAATCATCGAAACTGTTAAACGGTAGAGATTATCCACACGTTCTCGAATACATAAAAGAATTAAGAGAAGAGAGAGAACGACGCTATGGCGTGACCATGCTGGGTCAAATGAAACGCCTGGACGAGCTTTCTCGTGGGGCAGAAGAGGCTGGGCAATTTTCTGCCGCTATCAATGCTGAAAAGATTCGATCTGCCCTTGGTGGGTTAACGATAGATAGACGCGAAACGATTAATAAACTTGACGACATGTCTAGAGTAGAAATTTTAGCGAGACTAGCTGATCTTCAGAAGAAATATCCACACGCATTCATTGATGGAGAGTTCAAAGATGTCACAGGGACCGGAGGCGAACTTTTGGAAAACAGTAAAGAAAAACCTTCCAAAGGGGACTCAAGCGTGGCGACTTGAAAACCGTGTTGCCGCGGGAATGCCTGATTGTTACCTAGTATGTGAATCAATTCCACTATGGATAGAATTGAAGGTAAGCAAATCTAACAAGATAAATTTATCTCCACAGCAAATCGCTTGGCATATAGCTCACAGCCACGCAGGAGGCCACAGTTTGATCTTAGTAAACGCCCCCTCAAGGGGACTTGTATTTTTGTTCGCGGGTCGTGAAGCGCGTTCTGTGGCTTCTGACGGCCTCCGATCCACGCCCATTTGGTCGGGCTCGAGCGTCCAGGAAGCTGTGCTTTCGGGATTCGGGTCGGGTCGGGATCATTTCGGGACTATATTCGGGTCGGGTCGGGATTCGGGAGCCGCCCGCCCTCCCACCCACCCATAAAAAACCCTCCGAAGAGGGTTGGGGGTAACTTAGTGGGAGAACTAAGTCCGTTGATTATCCAAGCCTTTCGGCTTGGATACAAGGATTATTTAGGAATATTTTGGATTGTTATTTTTCAAGCAAATTTTTCCCGCCTTAAGTCTAATATTTTCTTCTTCTGTATTCATTGCGGGCATCATACTTAAAGCTTTTACCATATTCTTAATTGCCCATTTGGGTTGATTACCCACAATACTCCAGGCTTTTTGAACTGACATCATGTTGTTTCCTCTTCAAGTTGATCTATAATATTTTCTAATAGGTTTAAAATAGATTCTTTGTTATACCTACCCGAAATATTTTCCAAGCGCATATCGTCGTTTATCTCGTTATAGTAGGCTATTAAAATATCTTTTGGAGTGTCTTGATTTTCCATATATTTCCTATGCCGCGGCGATTAGTTCTGGATTGTCTATAATAAAAGGCGAATTTGATTTCTTCGCCTCGTAACCTTTTACGCGTAACCCAATAACCTTATTAGTTTGATAAAGGTTCTCGATATCTGATACATCGCCATCGTATACAGGCATATTCAAAAACGTTTGCGGTAAACCATTACGAAAAACAGCAGTTATCGGTACATCGTGCTGTAACGCTATCTTAACTTGGTTTTGGAATCCGGCTGCTTTTGAATAACTGAACATTAACCGATAATTGCTAGGCGTTTTGCCTAATCGATTAGCGCGTTTCGTGTAGTCATAAGAAAATAAGGCTCGGAATTCATCCGCAAAATCTAGATGTTTTTCCCAAGGGATGTCTGACAGAACATTTAACCGCGTAACGGGTACGACGTTTTGACGATCGCATAACTTGATAAAGTTATGCAGTTCGTTTTTGAGCATAGCTAAAAACGCGTCGCGGTCATTATGCCAAAAAT